ACACAACCGGTCAATCCACCTCAAACCACTCAAACAACCTGCGGTAGGTCCGATGATCACCTGATCATATGATCTAAAGATCATACGATCACGCCCCGAGGAAAAAGAAAAAGAGCCTTGCGGCCCTTTCCCTTCCTTGTGTGCTATGATTCTAGATGCACATGGTTGAGTTCATCATCGTGGAGCAGTTGCGGTAGATGTGCGGGAGTGGAATAAACCCCGACCGTACCCTGCCAACCTCCACGCAAACCATTCTGAGGGCGGATTAGGACCACAACCGTTTCCCACCCTTTTGTGGGATCCTTATCTGGACCAATTAGATCCACCTCGAAAGCTTGGCAATCCGAAGATTCATTGTATTTCTTGATGAATTCTTCGTCCGATGATATGCCTTGACCTTCTTCGAACCGATCGTGAAGTTCCTTGAGCCAAGTTGAACGATTGGAATACACATACGTATCCCCTGCGCTGTATTCATTGGCCGGTGTTAGGATTAGGTAGACTTTCATATTGTATACTCCTGTTGTGGGGCCGCGATCCTAAGACCACGGCCCCAGTGTGATTAACCTACGGTACCTACGGTAAGTTGTTCCGTCCACCCTTGGGCAATTGCCCGGACTTGAACATCCGTGAGATCGAAGTTATTGGTGAGGAACGTGACAATCCGAGTGTTGATATCGTTGACAACATCATCATCCCACTCCTGACTATCGTGACCTTCGGACAGCTTGATTTTGTTTACGTTGGACATTGTAGTAGCTCCTGTTTGGGGCCACACTATTGCGACCCACTGCAATATACTTTACAGGTTTTTGGCATGATGCGCAACAATCTTTTTAGAGGAAAAGGCGATTGGGATCTCCTACCGGTCAAAGAAAAAGGGCCTTGCGGCCCTTCCCGGTTAATGAATCTATTGAATAGGAACTGACGGTGGTCCACTAACCACAACTAGTTCCATAAAAATTGGTAGCAATGTCTTTTCATATTGTGGTGCAACAAGACATTCTTTAGTAATTAATTTTCTTTGTTCTTTGGAACTCAAGCCAGCTATGAGTTGTTCAGCAGCTTGTAGCTCATTACTTTCAAAACATTCCAGTGCAAAGTCAAAGGTTTCCATAGATGGTGTGATCTCTTGGAACCTCTTTATAGTTTTGTAGCAATTCCACAGATTAGGATAGATAGTGTGTGTCATGGTCTTAGCTCCTTTGTTTGTGCCGCCCATCTAAGTATTGTAAAGCATTTTGCGCAGAGGCGCAAGTGTTCTTGGGTTTTCTTACCACCTTCGGTCATTCCTCCTATCCTCTATAATTCTCACGTCAACCCTCGCGGGTGCTTGGCATCCCATGGCGAGTGCGATTACCCATCCTAGGAATGTCCATCCAAAGAATAGGTTGATTACGAAGACTGTCAGTGCTTGGTTGTTCTTGCGCGCAATTGAAATGATTGTCGGCAAGAAATAAGCACCGAGGACGATTACTACGAGTTCCATGTTAGGATTCCTTCCGACGTGTGCAAATGCAATCACCACCAGTCGGTCCTTGCACATGGTGAACTTCACTCACTACATGATTTGTCTGGTAGACAGACACAGATTTTGTTGCAAGATGTGGATACTTTTGTATCAATTCCTGCAATGCTTCGATAAGCTCAAGGTAAGTCATGGTCTTGCTCCTTCGTCTTAGGTTTTCTTGGCCTGATCATCAGGGCGCGTGGGCCATTCCGCGCCGACGGGGATTAGGATTTCCCCGTTTCACTACCAGTCGCTTCCCTCATACTTTGCATCCATCTCGCGCTTCCATGTTTCGTACTGCTCATCCCGCTTGGCGGCCAATCGGTTAAGTTCCGCTTGCTCTTCCTTAGTCAGCTTGTCCCAGTGGTCGCTTAGGTTTTCATATCCAACATGGTCAGCAGGTCCGCTGTCTTCGAGATTCGGGATTGGTTTCTGGTGCGGCACAATCTTATTCCACAGGGTCAGGTAGAGATCCTCGCTGACTCCATCCCAGCACTCCGCGACTTCATCGGCGCGCGTATATGAGAATACAAAGTTGGGTTTCGTGGTGTTGGGTTTCATGGTATTGCTGCTTTCTTTGCCGGCGGGATTGCCGCAGTGACGCACCGCATGGATGCGCCACGACCGCAACCCGGTTAGACGATATAGGCGTGATAACCTAACCGCTTGAACTGTGTGAGCACATGAACAGCCCTGGCGCGGCTGAAGCACCAGTGCTGCTGATTACCAAAAGCTACTTGAACGTACACGATGATGGGCTTGGACATTGGGATTGCCTTTGCTGCGGTGCAAAAAAAGTGGGGTGCGGCCTAGACCGCACCCCTTGGGATTACGTTACCCGAGGGTAACGTGGTTGCGCGCGATGGCCCAACGCAGGAACCGCTTTGCGCGGCCGGCGGTAAGACCACCCGCAACAAAGGCCTGACACACTTGGGCAACCGTTTGACCCTGCGCGTTGGCAATGTACTGCTGCCAAAGCTGATAGGACGCATTGCCCGGCTTGTTGATTTTTGGGTTGGACGGGTGCACCGCAACCAAGACGGCTTGCATGTTGGCCAGCGTGGCCGTAGGAGCATACCGCAAGGGCAAGGCCTTGGCAGTGGATGCAACCGGGGTGGATGCAACCGGGGTGGCAGTGGGCGCAACCTGGGTGGACGTGGTAGCAAGCTTGTGGCTTTTGGCCATTTGAATACACCTGTAGTTTGGGGCAAGGCCCCGGGGGAGCCGCAGCACCATTGCTGCGGTATGTCTGTTATAGCCTAAGCCTTACCCTATTGCAAGCTGTTTTACCCTATTTAGGCGCATGGCTGCTATGCGTATAAGCATAGCTGCTCTAGCCACTAGCTATAGTGGGTGCTTCAATATGGCATACTACATGTTGTGGTATTCAGTAACGCATGGCAGCTATGCACCGGCCGCATAACGGCAAATCACAGCTAAAATCGTGTTTGCGGCTATATACCTATCACCCAATGCCGAGACCCCAAAGTCCATTCTATATTGATGACTGAAAACCAACCCCTACCCCCATACCTCCTACAACAATCCATTCCTCTGTCTCATCGCCACCCACTTCCTCCACGGCTTGTCATTCACTGCCATGTCAATCCCCATCTCACCGGCATATCCTTCCACAAACTCTTCCCAATTCTTCGCCAACTTATTCAAGTTACAGGTCTCACACAGGTATTGCATGTTCACCAAACTGTCCGTACCTCCTCTTGCTCGCGGCACAATATGGTCCCAATGAGGCGTGGAATGCCGTAAATCCGTATTACAATACGGATTACCACACTTGTGCCCTTGGATCTGTAACATCCATATGCGACCTTCACGTCCAGCCCTCTTAAATGGGAGCGCGACGATGGCCTGAGCTATATCACCGGTTAGCATGGGGAGCTTTTGCGAGCCATGCCCTCTACTTCGCCAAAAACACACTCCAACTATAATAAACACAATTCCTAATACAGCAACACGAGCCAAATTCGGGTCTATTTCACCCGCACTCTGCACTATCCAAGTGATAATTCCAATTCCCGCAACAATGCAGAAAAGAAAACTACCCAAAGACATTTGACCACTGCTCCTAGCCACGACACATACTCCTCACCGTTTAAGGCGGCCATCAGTGGCCACCATGCAATTACGTTATACACCATAACAGTGTCTTATGCAATATGCTTTACAAACTTAACCCCACCATCCTCTCTTCTCACCACCCGTTCCATCTGGGAAAATAATCCTCACAGGTCTGCACACCTTATAAGTATAACGAATCGTTGCCCACGTACCGGATCTTAACTTCTCCATCCCTTCACCAGGAGCAGCCAACAGTATATCTGTTTCATCCACAATATCGTGATTACGCACCAAATATGGTTTTGGGTCACGATCCTCGTCCGACACACACCAAGCTCGTTTCGTTGAAACGATTGGTGGATGGCATACAATCCTAAACTTCTGAGAGCGAGCTATAGCATAGGCCTCAGCATCAGCTCCAATGCAATCCCCGTGGTGGAATACACCCGGTAAATAGACTGATAAAACTTCAGTCAGAGCCTGTATCTGCTGTGGTGTCATCCCACGCTGAGTACCAGTAAATCCTACCTTCATGTTTTCTTCCCAAACCACTTCGCCTCACTTTTCATCATCACTTGGTACCCACTTTTATGCAAGTGACTGACCACAAACCCTTCCCCCAAGATAGCCACCAGCACCTCCTTCTTCAGAAGCGGTGGTGTATCCAACCGGTTAGACATCGGTGCCACCGATTGCTCCACCCTTAAATCCGGAAACGTCCTCACCAAACTTCGGTCCTTGCCATGCTTGGCCTTCAACTTCTCAATTTCAAGAGCGCGCTTTTTCCATTTCATGCAACCCTCCTCTCTTCTACCTACTAAGATAGAAGACGATCCACACGAACAACCCGGTAAATATGGAAATTCCAACAACTATACAAGTTATGATCATTTCAGGTGAGACACCAGATAACATCGTCGCAGCGATTGTTGATACCATGATACATCTACTTATCACCATCCGCCCAGGCCTGGATCGCCCGAGTGAGGATTTCTGCACTTATCTCACCCTGGCCAAGCTTCGCGGCTATACCCTCCCCCATAGCGATAGCCTCCCGGTAAGGCAACGACACAATCATCTCTGCTATCATCTGGTTGCGGGACCGATCCATCACCGGTAAAGACTGCTCCATGCCTTGCTTTTTAAGTTCAGCCGTATACAGTGTGACTACATGGGTGACTGCCTCACGCAACCTATCCTCCTCCTCCTCTGGAGGCTGGGTCTCAGGTTCTGTTTGCTTGGAAACTCTGTCATACAATCTATTCACAAACCCAGAATCCAACTCCTGCTGCCCTTCATCCTCATACCTATTCATCTCTTGTTCCTCTCCATTGAACTACACAAAGATTTTACCTTCCATGGCCCTTGTCCCCCCTTGCATTCTACCCCCTATCCGTGGTAGTGGGGACCACGATCTCCTTGTGGATGCAGTGCTTAGAGCCACGTCCACGCCCCTCACCGGTAAAAACCGGAAGTGCGAAGCTCGCCCTACCATATCAACTAATCCAAGCATGTGCCGAAGAACCCCAACCAAGAAGTCCTTGACCCAGAGCCCGCATACAATAACCCGGAGATTTCCCCGCAGGAATTTCTGGTCGCAATCATGCGCGACACACGTTTGCCTATTCCAATACGCATGGAAGCTGCCACCAAAGTTTCCGTTTACATCCATCCCCGGTTAGCCCAAGTTACGCAAGACGTTACGGCAGGCATGACTATCCGTATCCAGGGCGGCCTTCCAGATCTCCCTGGAACCAACATCATCATGCCACAACACGAGAAACCGAAGCCGGCACCATCCCCGGTTAAAGGCAACGGCCAAGATCCTTCCGGTTCGTAGAGTGGAGTCTTCCCTAGACGCCCACTTGGCCTGAGCCCTCTGTCCAGGGCTCAGGCTCTTTTACAGTGTTTCAAAAGTACGAAGAACATCGACAAGTGGGGTTGCGTTTGTGAAGGTGTGCAACACCGAACCACTTAAAGAGCGGTTTCGTAATTCGATCTCATCACTGTTGTGGTTGTAAGCTAGAGCAAAGTTCGAACCGGTCATTTTGCTCGTCCACCACAAGATATTGGCGGTTGATCCATTATGGGATCTAACATGTACGGTTCCGGGCTTGTGCCGCCAGATCACACCGCCGAGCAGCGCAAGTGCAATGTTCTCAACATTTTTGGCATGACAGTGTGATCGTTTCATAACACCCTGGGCATAGGTGTGAAGTGTGGCAAGGTCTTGGGCGTGTATCATATTATTCGTCTCCTATTTACCATGTAAAGCATGTTAACACGGCCCTAACCTAGAATGCAAGTAGAATGGGCGCACCGTTCAGTATACTTCCAGCATCCGACGATCGTGTCATCGTTCTACCAGATCTTCACAGTGGGCAGATCGATGCATTTTTACTTCCCGGTAGATTTAAGGCTTTGCGATGCGGTAGACGATGGGGAAAGACGCAGTTTCTAAAGACCATTGCCTGCGATTTCGCGGCCAAAGGCGCACAAGTAGGATGGTTCGTCCCTAACTATCGTTATGCTTCTGAGGCCTACTCAGAAAACGAATTAACCCTAGAACACGCTATTCGCTCCTCTTCACGTAACCTTGGTGTCCTTCACACGACTACAGGTGGTCGAATTGAGCTATGGACCCTTGAGGACGAAAAGGCTGGTCGATCGCGTCGTTACCACCTTGTCATCGTGGATGAGGCGGCTTTCACGAAGGCTAATGCGATTGACATCTGGACGAAAGCCATTAGGCCCACGCTACTTGACTACCGAGGAGCAGCAATTATTGCTTCGAACACTAATGGAATCAACGAAGAAAATTTCTTCTGGCGAATCTGTAACCTCCCAGAATACGGATTCGTCCAATACCACGCTCCATCGCACAGCAATCCGTTCCTCCCGCCAGATGAACTAGAGCGACTAGAGCACGATAATCACCCGCTTGTGTACGCGCAGGAGTATCTGGCAGAGTTCGTTGACTGGTCGGGCGAGGCGTTTTTCAGTTTGGAAAATATGCTGACTGATGGGAAGCCAGAGCCATTCCCGAAGCATTGTGCTTATTTATTCGCGACGATGGATACGGCAGTCAAAACCGGTAAAGAGGCCGACGGCACTGGAGTCATCTACTGGGCTTATGAAAAATTAGGTGAGGAGCATTGGCTCAAGATCATTGACTATGAGTATCTGCAAATTGAAGGGAGCATGTTAGAAATATGGCTACCAGTCGTCTATCGAAATCTGGAAGAATACGCTCAAAAGTGCGGAAGCCGTCTGGGTCATCGCGGGTGCTTCATCGAGGACAAAGCGAGTGGGACTATCCTCCTCCAACAAGCGAGGAGAAGGGATCTACCCGCAAGCGAACTCCCTCAAAAACTGACCCAACTGGGAAAGGCCGAAAGGGCGATTAACGTCAGCGGTTATATCTTCCAGCGCAG